TTGTCGCAGTAGTGGTCAATGCCTGTGTGGGTTCAACAAAGGTATTGAGTGTATCAATCTCTACTTCTAGTTCTTTAATTGCGGTTGATACAGTTGATGCGGTTGTACCCATTGCTAACGCAGTGATCGTACCTAACTCTGCATCGTGTTCATTGATTGCCGCAGTCAAAGTCTTTGTAGCAGTGGTCAGATTAGTATGTGGTCTCGCACCAATGTCAGAATCTAGTTCGTTGACACCAGTTACAAGATCATTCGCAGTAGTCGAAAGATCAGTTGCAACTAGATTGTTTGATGTTCCTCGGATACCTACTTCAAGTTCGTTGATACCTGATACGATGTCATTCGCATTGGTGGTCAAGTCTGCCTTTGCGTTACCACCACCCGCACCGTGAAGGTCACTATCAAGTTCGTGTAGTGCAGATACGATGTTATTGGCAGTAAAGTCAGCAAGGTCAGTTGCTACTAGATTGTTAGAGGTACCACGAATTCCCAATTCAAGTTCGTTAATAGAACCAACTAAATCGGAATCTTCGTTTGTGTTTAAACCATTAGTGCCCCCTGTCGAACCAACATCATATGAGATATGATTCAGATTGGATACTAGTGTAGTAAAGGTATCCTGTATGTCGGTGACGGTCACTTGTGAAGTTCTTGATGCCATTATAGTTTCTCTACTAATTTATTGAGGAGTGCTTTGAGTTCGACAACATCTTGTTTTAACTCTTGGAACTCTTTATCTTTATTTTGTCGTGCGAGTTTTAATGCTTTTGCTTTTTTTATCTCATCTTTATTTATATTAATAATGGCACCCGAATTTGGACATCTTGCCAAATCCGAGTTACTTTCCACACCGATGAAATTGCTCATTAGGTTGCCATTGCAATTGCTCGGAAGTCTCGTATGAACGGAACTTGCGATGTGTTAATCCCCTTGAATACCAACTTAAATTGATATTCGGTGAATTCATCTAGTGTTCCACTGTCACCACCAATCAGATAACGATACTCTCGGAAGTTTATCGCATCTGGTGCCTGAGTTGATTCTGGTGCAATCAGTGTCCAGTTTTTACCAAGAATGTCTTCACCATCGTTACCAGTTCTGAAATATAATTCCAGTTCACTACCTGCGGGTCTTAGTGCCGCAAGGATAACTTTCATACCAGTAGCAGGTTCATCCAAACTTGCAACAACAGACATATGTTTAGCAAGTGAAGAACCACCAAACGCATTGGTCTCCGCAGAGTATGTCAATGGAACATTGAATCCAGTTGCCGCAGTGTTATTCTGGTTATCAATCTGATTCGACTCAGTTGTCAAAGACGCACCCTGTGTGTCAATTATAGGACTTACCGATGGTCGAGATGTTGCCATATCAACTTTAATTGATACTGACCTCTCGTTGGCACCGAGGTTACTCAACTCGTTTGATGGGTTTGCGATCAATCGTGGAGCAGAGAAATAATTCTCGTCTCCGATAGTAATATCACTACTGTAGTTGTCCTCTCTCTGATACTTGGTTTCAAGTCCTGCGAATGATTTACCAGTGATAAACTTACTGCTATAAACCAGTGTAGTATCATCTGGAACCATTGTAGTAAAGTTTGGTGAACAAATATCGAATTGAAGTTGTTTATCAATCAGGATGTTCTCACCACCAAATCTACCAGACGATGTCGCAGAAGAGTCGGCATTAAACTGAATACCAAATCCATCTGCATTTGTGATCGTTCTCGCACCAAGGATAGATGTACCTTTTACACCATTATAAGTTGTAGCACTATCCAGTCCTTCAACCTTTACTGTATCACCAATCGAAAATCCATGATTAGGAACAAGCATTACTACTGCATCACTGTCTGCTCCCACATCTGCACTCATGTATATGGGGTTGTTGTCCAGTAGTTCTTTATCGACATCACGGTTCTCAAATACCGCAGTACCAGATGCCTCAAAGTTAGCAGTGAAGATTTTGAACGCAAGGTCTTTTGTCTGATCTGGTTCCCAAGTCGTACCATTCTGAGACTTAAACAGTGATCCCATAGATGGTTGACGAGAGATTCTCTTCTCGGTAGAACCCAACTCAAACGCATAGGTCTCTGCGACATAGGCATTGTAGTTAGTAGATTCAGCAAGAAGTACAATCGCATACTCTGTTTCGGGATTCAAGAAGATGGGTTCTTCAAACTCGAAAGTAGTCGGTGATGCCTCTACCGCTGCTTGTGTCTGTGAAGCAGGAGGATGGACTTGGTTTGGAGCATTGAACACAACAGATTGTCCGTGAATCTCAGTCGAACTTGGGTGACCATTAACCATTGGTCGAATCTGTAACTGAACCGGAATAGTAGAATCCTTGGTACTAAAATAAGTCTGAACCTTAGTTACAAAGATACCATTAGGATTAGTCACAAAGAATGATTGTGCCAATGGGTCTTTTACTTTAACTTTTAGAGTTTGAGTCCACCTACGAGTTCTGACCTGAGTGATACGAGTAGAAGTAATAGTCTTCTGTTTAGTATCCAGAGTACCCTGTGCGGTATAATTGAATGTCGCACTTGAAAGTGCCGCATCATCGTCATTCTTACTAATGTCAAGTAATTTAAACTCACGAGTTCCTGCTCGGAAACGAGTTGTCTCATTAGAAGGAATGAAGAAAGAACCCTCGATCTTACCAGCTCCGTCACTGATAAGGTTTGCTGAACCTTCGGGGTGAGAAGTTGACTTTCTCATGCTATTAGCATATTGTGCGTCTGTAGCAATGTCACCGTATCGTTTGAACGAATCTTCATTACGGCAGAATTGATCAACACTCTTATTATCAAAGAATGCGAAGAACCTAGTACTAGGTCGTAGACCCTCGGCACGGAAGAATACTTTTCGTGAACGAATGAATGGTAGGAAGGTCAATGACACAGTTCTTTCACCAACTACCTTACGAATAGTCTTTGTGCCAGTAACAACTCGTTGTGAGAAAGAACCAATGACATTGAAGTCTTGGTTGTTACGACCACCGTTGTCATTACCAACATTAACAGTTCTAGAACCTTCTTGAACGACACCTCTCCAGTTCCATGCGGGAGTTCCTCTCCAACCACTACCAACATTTGATTGGGTGCTTCCAAAACCAGTGATGGGAACATATGTGTTGCCACCACCCCAAAGGAATTCTCGTTTCTGTGACACAGTCATCTCTTGGAAACCACTACTAATGTTACCCAGATTGACTTCGGTATTATCTACTGCCGTTTTGTTGATGATATTGGCAGGAGTATACTTGGTTTGGAACCAGTTGTCGGTTGCGGGTGACATAGTAATGTTACCTTCACCAGTGATAACTGCGAATGGGTTTACATTCTCTGTACCAGATACAAGTGGTTGTGTGATAGTGGGAGATTCTGTATACTTCAAGTAAACAGTATCACCTTTCAAAATAGTGTTAGTTGACTTGGAAGAATCGTATGCAAGAATCACATCATCTTCTAGTGTAGGTACTGATAACAGTCCTCGTGATGGATCAATTGCGGCACGATATTCAATGTTATCTGCATCACAGAATGTTCTGTTTGCAAAGTTATCTACAAAGAAACCAGACTTAGTTCTTAGATTACCATTCTCATCCAATACCATCAGATTAGCAGTATCAACTTCAAGCAAACTTAGTGAGGTTGCTTCTTCAACCTTGTCGATTCGATCTTCCAGTTTGGAAATGTCTTTCATCGTGAATCGTTTTGCTTTGAATGGAGTAAGAACCACATCCGAGTCATTCAGACCATAGGCATTGTGCTCAATGGTGAATAGTGCCATCGTGTCAATCGGAGTTTCGGGAATCTGAGAAGTAAATCCTGCTTCACCTAGAATTTTCTTAACTTCACCTTGAGTGGTCACGACAATCTTATCTGTACGAGGTAGATAGTATTCAACATCTGCTTGAACCGTATCACCATTAGTGGGAAGTTCGGTTGCAGAGGTAGCAACAAAGGCATTACTAGAATTCACACCATTACGGAAATCAATAACATCTCTTAGGTTTACACTAGTTCTCACTCCAGTTTTGAAATTAGGAATGTCCTCGTAATTAACCTGACCATTATAAGAGGTCACAGAGAAGAAGTCACCTGTACCATGAACAAAGTGTTTGAATGACACATAGACATTTCCAGTCGGTGCCGTTGCACCAGTCTCAAGTACCATACGACCCAGACCATAGAATCCTGCTCGTTGACCATCGTCTAAGGTGAATAGGTGAGAAATGTCAGCACCACTAGAACTTCCTAGTTTTACTGCCGAAACCTTATAGATGTCTGTGACACCCAGATTGACAAATCTAACACCATCAGAACCAGTGGTCACTGTGGTTGTTACGGTCGCATCAGTAAGGTTTTTCAGACGAACTGTTGGGTTACCTTTACTTACTTTGGCATAAACAGTGTGTGCTTCGTTTGCCAATCCTGTAATGGTTGCGGTTTCGTTGCCACTAGACAATGTGATAGTTGGAGATATAACATCACCATCCGCATCACAAACAATCCACTGCGATTCGTTAGAGAATGCTTCTCCAAAAGTTGTCAAGGTAAACTGTAGTTGAGTTCCACTGGCAGTACCAGTTAAGATTCGTTGAACCTCGTAAGAAATATCTGTAAGTACTTTGGGTCGAGGATTAGGTAATCCAAAGACCATGTTAGTTTTGCGAACTTCTTTCAGTACTGCCTGACTACCCTCAAGAACAGGAATACCACGATTGGTTGCGTTGGTACCAATAGATCGGATGCTTCTTATATTCTGTCCTGAGTTCATATTAATGTCGAACAGGTAAACTCGGTAGTTTGAACCATCTTCTTCGACATAACGAACTCGTGCAGTACCAATCGCACTACCAGATGGATCGGTTGCGTGTGAAGATAGGTTTATTGTAGCATAGGTTCGAGTGTCAAGTAATCCCTTGAAAGTTGCTCCTGCAACAATAAAGTACTGCCCATAGGAAATACCAGTAAATTGATTATTAACTGTCTCGGTTGCACGAGATTTGGGAAGTATTAGTGGTACGGGAGTATTCACATCACCACGGTAACCATTCACATACGCAACACCATTTGATACAGTCGCAGTGATATTATTTGCGGAACCTGAGTCACTTTGATCGGAAAAGTCTATTGTAAATGGATCGACAATATAGTCACCAGACTCTTCTTTAGTTCTTGTAGCAAGTTCATCGGCAATCTTATTATAATCATCGGTGCCCTCTACGGCATCAACGATATTACCATCCAGAACATCGGCAAAGTACACAAAGTTTTCATCATTAGCAACATCTGCTTTGTTGACGAGAGTAAGTTTAATACGATAACGATCCGCACCGGGACTGGCAAGGTTTGGAGTTGATCCTTGGTTATCAAATAACGCAGTATCATCCGATGATGTTACGATATCTTCTGTTACTTTAAAACCAACAGTCGCAGTTGGGAATCTACTATATTTGGAAAGGATAATTGACTGAGCAGTTGCAAATACGAAATGTCCACGAGTAAAGAAGTCACCTTCGGAACTAGAGAATTTACAACCACGACCGACAGGGAGGTCAGTACCAACAGTCGCTGCAACTCTTAACTGCTTAGAACCGTTACTCATCGTTTCATCTGGGAAGAAACGAATACCATTTACATCTGCGGTAGCATTTTGAGTGTTTATATACTGAACAAACAATGTAGCAGGGTCAGCACCCTCGGCAGGAATAACTTCCAGTACTCTTGCTTGAACCAAAGACTGGTTACCAATGAAGACTGTTCCTACTATTTCAGTTGAATCAGCAGGAAGTCCATCGAGTTCACCCGCAACATTTAACTTGACAAACTCAGTATCGTTGTGTATAGTTGGCCCACCGGGATTGACAGCACCACCTTCCTTGAAAATGTTTCTACCAAATCTTCCTATTTCCTCTTGGATAATAGTTTGTAATTGGGTAAGTTCCCTTGCTTGTAGAGCACGACCACTATTAAAGAGGATTCTGTGATAGTTATCACTGTCTACAAAATCATCCTTGTAAGAGGAGGAGAATACATTGGATGTAAATGTTTTTGGCATCTTCTATACTACCTTAAATTTGAATTACGAGTTTAATGTCTTCGGTCTGGTCACTTGCTCGTGCCACCTTTGAACGATTATCAATATATAGTACTTCTCCAGACATGATGTCAATTTCGGGAGTAGTGATGTGATTTGATGCCGCAGTTGTACCACTTCCTGCGGTAGAGGTAACATTTTCCCCTGTGGTAAAGTCAGCAAATCCAGTTTCTTCGGTTTGATGATAATGCAATTCGTTTGTTCCTATCTTATCAACATATGCCTTGGCACCCGATATGTTACCAGTGATAAGTTCATCTGTGACGAATCCACTGGTTATAGAAGCAAAGTTTAGTTTCTTCAAACAAATACCTGTGGTCTCTGTGAATAGTGCAGTGCTTGCAGAGTCCAATGGGTTCCTCAATATACCAACCTGACGGAAGTCATTACCAACAATGAAGTCTGTTGCTTCGTCACCAGTAGGTTTGGTGTTCATCATAATTGCCGTAGCACGGAGATCATCCCTTGAATCACCACCTAGTCCTAATGGTGAACCTAATATGGCACGAACCTTGGCAGGTTTTGTTGGTGTACCACCACCTGTTATTGATACTGTGGCATAGTCATAACCAGAACCCATTGTGTAACTACCAGAACTATCAATCAGAGTTACCTTGGATACCTGACCACCAGAGATCGTTGCCCCTGCCTTTGCCTTCGTACCATTTCCCGAAACTGTGATTGTTGGAGCAGAACTATATCCTGCACCACCTGAGTCAACGAAATAACCGACAACCTGTCCCGGAATTGCGGCATTCTGAATTGCAAGTTGTTCTACTTCAGATGCGGTTGATGAACCATCTGTAGGGCCCTGTAGTTTAACTGGAATATAGTTCGCAGACATAAATTTGGTAGCAGATGCCGCACCGATGGAGTACAAGAACTGCCAGATGTAACCATCCGTAGTATCGAAAGGAAGACCATCTGTACCACCTGTAGGTTGATCAGTAGACACCTGTGCCTGTCCTGCGTTGTTCTCTGCTCGTTGAAGACACAGATAAACTTGGTTTTCGTCATTCATCACATAGTATGTCTGAGCAGGATACCCGACCTGTGCGTCATCATACGCAGAATAGATCGCACCAGATGACCAGTTGTAACGAGGAACAACAAAAGAGACATCAATTAATTTTTTCGCAGACTGTAAACCGAGACGGAAGTTTCTTTCCTCTCGTTCACTATTGACTGCGGCAGGTGCGTCATCTGTCGCATTCCACTGCTCAGAACGACCAATTACTGCATAGTAGTGCGTACCCGAAGAATCCATATCGGTCTTCAAGTCTTGAATTACTTGCTTTTTAATTGGATTTGTTAAAATTGCCATTATGTTGTTCCTATTATTCTACTGTTTAAATTTAGTATGGGACTACACCGTTGTTGGACACCAAGAACCACTTACTTGCGGTAGTGTTCCATACCAAGATACAACCATCTCCCTGATCGAACTGTAAGTAACCACCCACAGAATCAGTGCCCTGAATATTTATACCAGTATTCTGTAGTTTTACTGTTCCTGCTCCGATATTAGAGAAGTATTGTACTTCACCCTGTATAGTTCCGTCTCCAAGGGTAGGACTAATTCCACTACCTGAGTTAAAAATTGTTAGAGGTTCGGTCAGATCAACCGCAGTGGTTGATGCAACATCGGTTCCTTTCTCAAGAACCAGTTTGTTTTTAATCTCAATAGCACCCGTACCCTTTGCGGAAAGTTCAAGAGATATATTAGTATCTGAACCCTCTACATTGATAATAGGTGAATTACCTGCCGAGGCATTCTTAATCGTAATATTGTTAACCGCACTGGCAGTTGTAACAAATCGAAGGTGTTCATTACTACCACTATCCAATAATACCGCACCACCAGAAACACCACCGATCTTTACTTTATTCAGTGTCGGTGCTTCTAATGTCTTATTGGTCAATGTCTGAGTATGATTCTCAAATACAAAGGTATCACCCGCACCCAATACAGGAAGGGCAATGTTGCGATTCGCAGTGATGTCACCTACTGTTACATTATAGGTATGACTCGCATTGGCATCTCGAATCTTTGGAGTTGTCATTGTGGGAACAAGAATGGTCTTGTTGGTCAATGTCTGAGTATCAGTGTCTAGAACGAGTGTACCACTCGCATCAGGTATTACGACTGCACGGTCTGCGGTGGGTTCGGCACTTAGAACAGTCTCGTGATCATCTGCCGCCTGACCTTCAAACTCAACTCCTGCGGCAGTTAATCTTACTGTCGCAGTCGCTTCATCACCACCAATGGCAGTGTATAGTTGTGCGAAGTTTTCATTTATCTTCTGTGCGGCAGTTCGTAGGGTATCACCTGTACCATCGTTTGCTACTGTGCCTCTATTTAATGTCTGTCGTGCCATTTCATATTCCTGTTGTTCTTACTATTTATAAGAGTTTATAAGTTATAATGTGAAACTTTTCACATATTGATCAGAGTCTCCACTAAACCACTGATGTTTTTCTTGATCGATTGTCTCGAATGCGAAGGCATTACTCAAGTCCATACCATTAGTCTGGAATTGATCCGAATCATCGAATGTTGGAGACCCTGCGATCTGTGCCTCCCTCAAGGATGAGTACTGATTCTCAATAGTTTGTATCTGCTCTAATGAGAAAGTATCCAGTGAAATAAGTTCTGGTCTAATTCTACTTAGAACCCCTGCTGAATCTATATATTCGTCATCTACAAGTGCTGTCATATCAGTACTACCAAAGTCTCCGAACAATGCAGTCGCATGAACCGCAATAGGTGGTGGTGGTTCAAGCACGACCAATGGAGCACTCAGGGCATCTTCCACTGCTGATACTATCTGAACTTCTGAACCAACAAACATTCCTGCGGGATGAGCAAACAACTTATACGGTTCTTTCCATTCATTGAACGAAATATCCGTCTTGATTAATATCGCAAATGTCTGATATAATTTATTATCGGTAAGGTATTTTTGGTTCTCAACACCAATAGTAGATTTCTCTTCCCCAACCTTAAATATATTTTCTTTGGTATAGATTACTTCAGGGTCAACTCCAAAGAAAATTCTGAAGAACTGTTGAATTGAATACTTAGTTCCTTTCGCACGATACAACTGGTTGGAATATTTTGCTGATGCTCGTTTATCTTTAAATCCCTCAAAATACTGTTGTCCTAACAGCAGTTCGTCTTCAATATATGATAATAATTCTAAGTCTGTTTGCGTGATGTCTCGATTTAAAAACAATTGGTGAATCATTTTAGCAGGAGAATCATCACTATGCTCAAAGTCATAATAATGTTGCAACAGACTAACAAGTTTAGGATAATCTTCTTGGAAGAATCCCGGAAGAATACTCTCTACTGTATGAGTAGTGAAGTTACCGAGTTCCCTCCGACCAATATCAGATAATGTGGCATCCTTCTTTGACATTAGTTACCCACCGCAGTGTCTAGTTCAACTATGTTAGTGGTTGTTTGTGTATTGTCTATTTCTAAAATGTCTGCTCTCAGAGGAGTTAATGCACTCTCGTTCGAAGGTCTTCCTATCACCTTAATAAATTGATCAGTACCAATGTAGTTATCAATCTGTATACCTACGATACTAACAGTGTCTCCTTCGTAGGAACCTACATTATCAACGACTACTATCTTATCTTCGGTATTGAACACTTCTAGTTTATTTGAACCTAACTTATTTCTCAACACACAAATTTTATTTTTGTATGAGAAGGAAGAAGAAGTTATGATGTAGTTTACATCATCAGGTGCCGCAAGTGAAACTGCGTATCGTAATGTCTGATCTTCTATCTTGGTCAGAGTCGGAGTAAATCGTCTCTGGACAAATGTCTCTGAACGAGAAGATAGAATAGCAGGAGATATGTCATCAACGAGTGTCAACATATTAGATCGTCTATATGACTGTCCGAATTTACCAGTATTCTCTTCAAAATATTTCCTAATCTCGGAATTCACAGTATCTTTAATAGTATTATTGGATAGTGTGGTTAGACTCGGATTGAACTGGAAGAATGTATTAGTTCCAACAAAGGTCGTGACAGGATCATCGAACTTGAGTCGGAAAGACGCAACTGACAATTGTTTTGCGAGGTCTTGAACAGCATCTTTAGTTATCTGTTTAGTTGTGGCATCTACATCGTCATTGAATAGTATCGACAAGAACACTGTGCCATATTCTGTTTCAAGTGCCTCCTCACCACCAAAGGACTGGATGTCTTTGATCAAGGTAGAGAAGTTTTTCAATACCAATGATGCGTAGTCTGCCGCAGTAACCATTCGGTTCTGAGTCGCATACTGGAATGGTGCGTTCTGTCGAATAGATTCTGTAGTTTCTTTATCTGAACCACCCACTGCTTTTGCGACTGTTGATACAGTTACATCATAAGTCTGACCACCAACACTCACTCCTGATTGTGGTTCGAAAACCTTTGCGGTATTTGCGTTCTTACCAGTAACAGAAAGATAGGTCAACGAGACCTTAGAACCAGTCTTAGGTGCTTCTCCTAAAGTGTTACCATTACCGAATGATAATTCGAATAAACCGTTGGGAGATTCCTTTAGAATGTATACTGTAGAATTAGCACTAATGGTGTTAGCATTAATAATGTTTGTGTATGGGGTAAATGAGGAACTAGATGGTTGTTCATACACACGAACAATCGCAGTAGAAGTGTCCATCGTAGCATCTGGAACTATGTAGATTTCATTGTCTTCCGCACTAGATACGATGAAGGTTTTAACCCTCTCGGTACCCTCAAACACTTTAATGTTCTCAGAACCAGATGCGTCCTTGAATGTGTACAAACCATTACCGACCTCATCCGCACTAATATCTACTATAGTCTGGAATACAAAGTCAACATCATCAACTGATGCGTTAAATTTAAAACCTGCCGGAATCTGTATCGTAGAAGTACGATCAACAACACTAGATAGATTCATTGAGATTTTAACAATTGCTTGTGCCGAATTCATTGAATCTGGAACATAACCAATACCCTCTGCGAGAGATACCAGAGAACTACGCAACTGTGCGGTTCCAAGGAACGATTCGTTCAAGGCAAAGTTGGCAGTAAGTCCATTGTAATGCGTATTATACGCAAGGACATCCAGAATGTTTGACAGACCAGATGCTTCAAAGTTGTAATCCGCAAACTCATCTTTCTGTGAGAGGAATACCTTTAAGTTATTCTTGATAGAATTAAAATCTAATGCGGTTGATTTTATTGTCGTTGCCATGTTATCTTAACCTTGCTAGTGTAGTAGTGAATTCAACTTGCTCTTCGGTATTCACTATTTTGAATTTTATCGTTAAATCTAAAAGATTGTTGTCTGGTTGAAGAGACACATCAACTTTGATAACCTTTGCTCTTGGTTCGTAGACTTGGATGTTTTCTATGATATCCCTTCGCACCATAGATGATCCATTTCTATCTGCTAGTTCAAATAGTTGTGCTATCAGATTTCCACCAAAATTTGGATTAAATGGTTTCTCATACGCATTAGTCAGGATGAGTGTCTTTATCGACTGCTTCACCGCACTTGAACCAAACTTCTTATAGATTTCTCCACTAGAAGGTTTTGCGGTGAATGTTAAGTCGATATCCGAATACTGCCTAACACGAGTCGATGTAATCGAAACCGTATTAAGGTTAGTATCTTCTTGTGCGAATGCTCTTCGTATTGCCATAGTTCTATTTATATGACTTTTTAGTCACTTTCCTTTATTTCTACTAATTCGTTTTTACTTTGGAGATGATTATTGAAATAAGTTTCTACATCTCCCTTGAAGTTAATGTCAAAGGTTTCGGGTGTAGTCGGGAACTCAATACCAATCTGTGCACAGAGACTATCGTCTGGATTATAGTTGTCATAGTCCAGATACAGTGCCTTAAACTTGATATAATCTTTCAGATACTCTGCCACATCAAATGTCTTCTCTAGACTGATCTTACCTTCCTGATCTACCACTTGATAGTAAACAAGTCTACCATCTGCTTTCTTCTGCATGGTCTCATTACCCTCATCACTCTCTCGGAGTTTGTAGAGACCCTCAGACACAACCATACGAACATCATTAAAGTTGACCGTGTTACCGTTGATGACTCTCATTGCCTCTGCCTGTAGATACAAGTGTCGAGCAATCTGTTGTCGTTCAGTATTAGTGGTCACATGATTGAACGGTGTCTTGTCACCATACGCACCAAGAAACTTGGCAATCGTCACACCGGGGCCAAGTTTGGTCGCAGATGTAATCTGTCCCTGATTGTTGGGATTATATACTGGATCAACTAATATTATCATGGTGTAAACCTCTTTCCTCTATTCTCAACTGCATTACCAATAGGTTCAAATCCGAATCTAGATGATGGGGATTTCTTCACTGTTCTACCGATCTTCGGTGGTGCCTTTACTTTGTATTTTGTATTAAGTCTTTCTTCGGAAACAAGTATTCCTCCGATTGCATTTCTGGATGCTTCGTTTCTAAACGCAGAACGAATCTCTTGGGTTGATGGAACATGATTGAACACATCCTCATAGTCATCCGTAAGTAATGTCTTGGTCAACAACACATCCCCTCCATCAATCACAACAGTCCTAATCGCAAAGTCACCATTAGCAACTTGACCAACTACCCAGTCGGGGGTGATGTGTGCTTGAGGTGGTTCTGCGTGACCACTTGGTAGTGCCATCTCTTCTAATGCAAGCATAGGTATATGAATACCTGCTGTGAGAATCTTAGGTGGTGAGAATGATGACGCACCAGTTGCGGCAGTACCCGCAGTGACCGCAGTCAATGCGTGTTTAGAGTTTTCAGCATAGTATGATCTGAGTGAGAGGTCTGCCTTATCAGCATGGTTCGACTTGATTGCTTCAAGTGCCTTACCATAGAACGAACCATAGAACACCGCACCAGAATTAAATGGAACCGCACCCTCACCACCTTGGAATACATTACCTGTGAAGTCAACCAACTTACCACCAATCGCACCTCTCTGTCCTAAGACGGAGACA